GCCTTGATACTGTCAAGATTGCCCTAGGAGGGTGGCTTCTCCAGCCGATGCTACCCCCTAGACCCACCCCTGTAAACGCCTCTGACACCCCATTCTGAGCGAAGTTCTAAAGTGTTGAATACCAACGACTTACACACGCACCTGTGTCAAGGGGTCTGGCGTGGGTATAAGCAAATCTAATGCACCCCAGTAGCGGCTCTAATCATAGGTCTGTCAAGTGGTATTCGGGCTGAATCATAGGTGCTGAGGTAATGATTGAATCATAGGTAATGATATCAGGATAAGCCCAGAGCGTCCAGATGCTCAAATCTAGGCACTTCACGCCTAAGGGGTCTGGCTGGCCCGTAGCGGCCTCGACCCCCCTCACCCTAGCAAGGCCATTGACACCCCCCTGCAAGAGCCTCCAGCACCCCAAAGATATGTAAAAATGTGTAAAAATGCGAAACACCTTGGTATCATTGGTCGGAATCGCTGTTCTAGATATGTAAAAAGTGTAAAGAATGTGTAAATGTAAAAATGCGTGTGTCAACCAGACTTGGCACGGTCTCTGCTATGCGTGCGTGCGTGCGTCTAACCTAAAGGTGAAGTCTGGCTGGGCCGTCACACAATCGTAACAATAATCTCCTGTACTCCTATCAAGCAGACTACTAGGGTGTGAGTGTCCCCTGAGGACAACCTACCAAACCAAACCAAATGAGCCAACCCACCAAAATCACGGTCGCCGATGTAATCGCTGACCGCTTCATCACCAGCCTCCAGAACGGAGTCGCCCCTTGGCAGAAGCCTTGGGTCTCGGTCTCGCCGCAGAACGGCGTGAGCCGCAAGCCCTACAGCGGCGTGAACGCCTTCACGCTGGCCTTCTGGGGTTCTGACGACTACTATCTGACCTTCAACCAAATCAAGGCTCTCGGCGGCCAACTGGAAGCGGGAACGAAAGGTCTGCCCATCACCTACTTCGCCGCAATCGAAGACAAGAAGAAGCCGATGGTCAACGGTAAGGCTGACCGCTTCCTGCTCGCTCGCTACTACACGGTGTTCCCCGTGAACAAAGCGAACCTGCCTGACTTCAAGCGAGCGAATAAGGTCATCACCTTCACCCCAGTCGAGGCCGCTGAGAAACTCGCCGCTCTGAACAAGACCCCAGTCACCTTCGGCGGGAACTCCGCTCACTTCGACCCTCGCAAGAAGACTATCGGGATGCCTCGCCCTGAATCGTTCAAGAGCATCGAGCAGTACTATGCCACGCTCTTCCACGAAATCGGTCACAGCCTGATGGAAGGCGAGAAGCACAACACCGATTGCTTCAGCAAGGAGTACGCAAAGGAAGAACTGGTCGCAGAACTCTTCGCCAGCATCTGCCTGAACGAAACGGGCCTCCTCGCTACCATCGTCTTCGAGAACTCTAGTGCCTACCTCGCTAACTGGCTGACCGCTCTGTCGAACGACAAGACGCTCATTCAGAAGGCCGCAAGCGAAGCCTTCAAACGCTGGAAGCGATTCAACGGCGAAGTCGCCGCAGTAGAAACGGAGGTGACGGCCTGAGCCGTCCCTCTCCTCGTATCAATCTCCCAACTACAACACCAATGAACATCCACAAAGACTGGGCCTCGGCCCTCCTCGCAATCAATGAACTCCTCCGCACTCACGCTCCGCTGTTCGACCACGACAGCATCTGGAAGCGTGTGCGTGAAGCGACCAAGGCTGAGGATGACCACCAGCGTCATCTCGCTGTCGAGGTCATCCTGAAAGAGTGCCTGAAGAGCGTGAGCGAATACAACGCCGACCAGACTGCGAAGCGTGAAGGATACGACCTCAACCTCGCTCACTTCGCAGAGCGGTACGCTGGCCTCTACCCAATCGGCTCTGGCCGTCTCGCTGGTGTCCGCTACATCTCGTTCTACAAGATTTCTAGAGAGTGCTACAGTCCCGCCGAAGGCGGTTGCTGGTTCGACCGACACATTCTGGTCGCCACCTTCCCGCTCAGCCACTTCTGCGACTACGGCTCACGGGACTACGACACGGTGCTGGCTGTCGCCAACGGCGAAGCCGCACGGATGGAACTGAACTTCGATGCCATCCGATTGGAGACCTTCCCCGCCGAATACCAGACCCTCCGAACCCCAGTCTACGAGTAGTCCTAGACCCCTCACAGTCCCATCCCGCTGGCCTCAGGTTGCCCGACCTGAGGTTCAGCCATATCTACATACCAACCGACCTATCAAACGGCCTCACAGGGCCAGCCAGACCCCTGAATCCCTATGTGAACACCTGTTCACCCCTCAGGAATGTTCCACGGGGAACAATGGGCTGACCTGTTAGTGCCTCCTGACAGATACACCCCATAAGAATGGTTCAATTCTGGCTGAACCTTGCTAACCTTACCCACCAATCAATGATTCATTCCCGCCTGAACCCTGTTAACCTGACCAAACAAGTCAGGATTAGGGGGCGGGGGGGGTCTTTTAGGTTCAGCCTATTGCTTTTTTTTACAGGTTCACTCAGAACCTTTTTTTCTGCCAATAGCAGATAGTTCAATTTGGTGCTTGACTCAAAATTTTTTAACCCCCCTCATACCCCCTGTTGTTCACCCCCTCAGTCCCCCAATTCTGGGGGAAGGGATTTAATGAATCGTAAAGAATTGGTTTGACTAAGAGTAAAGGCTTGTAGATACCACTTTAGTTCTTTGAATGTGCCTTGTTAGCACAGCGGTAGTGCGTCTGTTTTGTAAACAGAAGGTCGTTGGTTCAATCCCAACACAAGGCTCTCTTTTGTCAGGCCGAAATTTGTTTCGGGTACATTATTCGCAGAACTTATGGTACAATGGTCATAGACAACGGTTCATAGGAAGTTCTGAATAAGTACGAGGGGTTGGATTCCCCTCCCTGACCCCATTTCGACCCGTAGTTCAACGGATAGAACACCCGCCTTCTAAGCGGGTTATCTAGGTTCGATTCCTAGCGGGTCGATTTTACCCTGATGGTGTAATGGTAGCACAGGAGTTTTTGGTTCTCCTTGTCGGGGTTCAAATCCCTGTCAGGGTTCTTTGGGGGGCGTAACTCAGCGGTTAGAGTGGAGTCTTTATAAGGCTTAAGTCGGTGGGTTCGACTCCCCCCGCCCCTACTTCAGAGATGACACTTGACACCTATCTATTCATCGACCATTTGTCGGCATATGAACGAGAAGGAACTCTCAATAGCCCTAGGTCTTTCAAAAGACATCCTACGCCAATTCCGCTCATCTTATGCAGAAGGTACGCATTGGAATAAGATAGAATCCAAGCGACCTCGCCACCTCTGGGAGATTTCTTGGACGGAAGAAGGAGTCAAAGCCCTGAAGGAAAATATTGGCTTCAAGGTCGCCGAGCCGACTGTTTCCCCTTCGGAGAAACAGGGAACTGTTTACTGCAAGTACAAGAATCCCCGTGTAATCGGAGTGGTGATTGATGGCAAGCAGGAAAATGTTATCTGCCGTGAATCAGCCAAATTTGGCATTGGTATGCCCGTTAAGGTCAGATGGGATGGTGCTAGATGGGTCGTAATTCGTCATCCTCGGTTTATCGGCAAATACTAAAGTGGAATCTCCAGATGACATCAATGACGAAGATGACATCCCGTTCCAAGAACTGATATGGCTATTCTTTTTACAATTTTTTAATATGACACCAGACCCTAAAAAGCCTATTTCTAGCGAAGGGCTAAATCCATACAGCGGCACAAAGAAACCTTATGAACCTGTTAACTTGAATTTCGCTGGAGTTCAGGGTAACGACAGGTTTTCTATTCACACTCCGCAGGGAGAGAAATGGATGAAACTTGGTCAAGAGGCCAACGGCTATCTTCTCAGCGGATATAATCCTCAGACCAAGGAACTTCAGGTAACCCAGAAAGGTCGGCACTATATTGTTCCTATGAACGCTGGAACTCCTGAGGCGTACACGCCCCCGTCTTCAAGCATTGAACATCCTTACACTACAGACCCATCTGCTATGATGATGGATGAAAAACAAGAAAACCCAGTTACTGGTGCTGGTACAATGAGTGACTGGGAAAAACAGTTCAAGAACATCCAAGATTATAAGTTCAAGCCAGAGGAGTTCGATACTATTTGGAATAACTCTCAGAAAAGCACATATATGACTGATGAGCAAAAAGGAAATATCTTGACATTGGAGGCTTACCACAAAAACATTTCTGAAGGTAAACTTAAGCCTGATACTAATTATTATGTTCCTAGGAGGATGGAAGACGGCGGTGTTGATTTTGACATCTTCCAATACAAACTCGACAACGGAGAATAATATGGCAAAGAAAAAGACAGACCCTATTTATAAATATGATTGGGTAACTCCAGACTATTTTGATTCTTTTGACGATGCTGGCATTAAAGACCCAGTTGAGCAAAAAAATTTGCTTCACGCCATTCTTGCAGAAAACGGCGGCAAGCCTACGCCAGAAAAATATAACGGCCCTAGCCGTGATGCTTATTTTGAAAACAAGTACGGAGTAGGTACTAGCACGGGAAAAATCTTAGGTAATGACCAAAAAGGAGACGGCGTAAAGTACGCAGGTCGTGGTCTGTTTCAATTGACAGGCAAATGGAATTACAAAAGGATGCAAGAATTGACTGGAATTAAGGTTGCGGATAATCCAGAACTTATGCAAGACCCAAAGAATGACAGAATTGTTTCTCTTGCTTATTTAAAAGACAGGGCAAAAAGTATGGGAATCAAGGATTTTAAAGACCCTGCAAATTTGCACAAAATTATTCATCCAAGCGAATCTTGGCAACAGAGACAAGAAAGAGTTCTTCCTATCTCTGATGTTGATTATCAACTTGTTGTTGATGCAAGAGCAAACAGGCCGCAAGAACCTGACATCGTACCTTCAGTTAAGATGACACTTGAGCAGTTCAGGCAAGAACAAAACGGCATCAGCGTTGATACTCCCCCTCCTTCTCGATGAATTTGACTCCTCATCCAGTTCTTGTTATGCCGACTACGGAGGATATCCGTAGATTGGTTGACAAGGTTGGAGAGGAAAAGACAGCAGAGATTCTTTCAATCCGTGAGGATAAGATTCTTGCTGAAAAATTAGACCCATACCGTCACGGATTTGACCTTCCACATTGGCTTGAGGCTGACGAAATGCTAAAGACGAATAACGAAGTGCTTATCCTTGGTGGTAACCGTGCTTCTAAAACCGAGTGGGCGGCTAAGCGTGTAGTCCAGACGCTTATAAATACAAAGGATGCAAGAGTCTGGTGCTTGCACACGACAAATCAGTCATCTATCCAGATGCAACAGAATGTCATCCACAAGTACCTACCATCAGAGTACAAGGAACTGAAGAAAAACAAGATTCAGAATGTCCAGTACACGCAGAAAAACGGTTTTTCGGACAACACATTCATCCTGCCTAATAAAAGCCAATGTTTCTTTATGAATTACGCTCAGAAGCGTGATGTAATTGAAGGTGGTGAGGTAGATTTGATTTGGTGTGATGAATTAGTGCCTTTAGATTGGATTGAGACGCTGAGATATCGTGTCGTTACCCGAAGCGGCAAGTTAATCGTCACTTTCACTCCAATCACGGGTTACAGTAGCGTTGTAAAAGAGTATGTAAGCGGCTCTAAGATTCTAGAGCACCGCAAAAGTCCTCTTTTGCCAGATAACATCAATGTGAACGGATGCCCCCGTGGGACTATGCCATATAAGGCACAGTCTTATGTTCGTCCTGCTGGTGTTATGTGGTTTCACAGCGAACTTAACCCGTACAACCCTTTTGAGCAGTTAAAAAAGACCCTTTTGGGCAAGAAAGCCTACGAAGTTAAGATTCGTGCATATGGCTGGGCTGACAACATCAGCGGTAGCCAGTTCCCTCGATTCACCCCTTCTATCAACATAATGAATTCCGAGAACATTCCAGAGGGGGGTACTAACTATATGGTAGTAGACCCTGCGGGTGCTCGCAACTGGTTTATTATCTGGGCAAAGGTAACACAAGACGGAGATATCATCGTCTACCGTGAGTTCCCAGACGAGTCTGATGGAGAATGGGCATTACCTGCTGGAGATGCTGACGGAAAGTCTGGCACGGCCCAAAGAAATGGAGCAGGACGCTCACTAGCCGACTACAAGCAACTCATTCTTGACCTTGAGAATGGAGAAGAAATTTCTGAACGCTATATTGACCCCCGTGCTGGAGGAACTAAGGCTGTTACGGAGGACGGAGGGGTAACGCTTATCGATATGCTTGATGATGGTGAAATCCCTATGAATTTTACTCCAGCCGCTGGAATCAGAATTGAACAAGGTGTTACACTAATCAACGATGGATTTGCTTATGATATGTCGCAAGACATCAGCCCTTTAAATAAACCAAAATTATATATCTCAGACAAATGTCAAAATCTAATATACTGCATCAAGGAATGGACTGGGCTGGACGGAGAGAAGGGGGCTACGAAAGACCCAATCGACTGTCTACGCTACCTGATGACTATGAATCCAGTTTACATCTCAAACGAAACAATGCGTGGCACGGGTGGGGGGGCTTACTAATGGAAATTTATTTTCCTTGCTTGCTTTCCAGAAAGAAGGCAATGCTGTGTTCAGGTCTTTCAAGAACCATTCTTGAACGGCTTGCCAGATGTGGTACTATAAGAACTTATGCCACAAAGGGTAAACACAAAAGATACTTTCGAGACGACTTAATTAACTTTATAAATGAAAAAATACAGCACAGGGCAAGATAAATTCGTATTTGCATCAGATAACCCTGATATTCCCTATTTTTATTCGGAATACCATCGTTCTACTCAAAACGGCGGCAACACGGCTAATATAGCGGAAAATGACGATATTCGTCTTGCTAGATGGGAAGGCCAGACACACGATGGAAAGAAACACAGCGAAAACCGCATAAACGGTGATGGTGCTTTTCCTTTTGAAGGTGCTTCGGATGTTCGATGCCGACTTGTTGATAGAACCATTAATGAGATAGTTGCAATCCTGATGACTACCTTTGACCGTTGTCAGATTAAGGTCAAGGGTACTGAATTCAGCGATTTTGAGACAGCCGCTACAGCAAATGTGCTTATGTCTTGGCTGGTTGAGTCTAGACTGCGTACAGAACTTCGCAAAGAAGCAGAACTGCTTGCCCAGAACGGTCTACAATACGGATGGGCTGGTCTTCACATCCTCTGGGAGCAGGAACAGTCGATTCGCTTCCAGAAAATCACGATGGATGAACTTGTGCAGACAATTCAAATGGGACTGCAAAAAGACCCTGAATCTCCGCTCAAAGACCTTCCTGAAGCAATTGCTGACCCTGAAAAGGAAAACTTTGCCGTGTCTTTGATTCAGATGTACCTTCCTACTATTGACGAAAATGGTATCAAGAAAGCAGTCAAGGATTTGAGAGAGACTGGCGTGGCTAAGATTCCTGAGGCGTTTATCTCTAAGAATCAACCCAGCATTG